CCCAATTTAATATATTCCATGTCATTTTTATTCCTCTTTTTCTTCCTCGTCTACTTCGTAAAACTCATCAGGGTCTTTATTAGGCGCTACGTCAATAACTGTTCCTGTTATTGTTCCGTTTGTTATTAATTTACCCTCGTCTGCTGTTAATCTCCACATTGGTTCTTTTTTCATTGTTTCGTTTCTCCTTTGTCTTAATTTTGATTTATAAACGCTCTGAATCAAGTTGGTGTATGGTCATATATGATAGTTGCGTTCACGGCACCCCAGGGGCTTCCTGCAACCTCGCCCTCCGACCACGGAACATAGATTGTTGTTAGGTTGGTGCAACCATTGAAAGCGGTGCTTTTTATTTGTGTTGGCGTTCCCCCGAATGTTATTGTGGTTAATCCTGCACAATTGCTGAAAGCATTACTGTCTATGCTTGTAATTCCACTAGGTAAACTGGTTAAAGTTAATTTTGAGCAGCTGACGAAAGCCTGCATACCTATATTCGTTAGTCCGCTAGGTAAACTGGTTAAAGCTAATTTTGAGCAGCCCGAGAAAGTATAACCCCTAATATTCGTTAATCCACTGGGTAATTCCGTCAATGCAAGATTGGTGCAACTGCTGAAAGCACTACCGCCTATGCTTGTAATTCCGCTAGGTAAACTGGTTAAAGTTAATTTTGAGCAGCCATTAAATGTACCATCACCTATGCTTGTAAGTCCGCTAGGTAAACTGGTTAAAGCTAATTTTGAGCAACTTTGAAACGCACGCTCACCTATACTAGTTATTCCGTTTGGTAATTCTGCTGATGCTAGATTTGAACAACTTTGAAACGCATAATTCCCTATACTAGTAACACTGTCGGGGATATCTACATTTGTTAGGGCTGTGTTATTAAAAAATGCATACACCCCAATGCTTGTTGTCCCCTCTGGGATAGTAAAACTCGTTCCAGTTTTGTCAATTAAACCTTTAACTTCTGTATTTAGATTTTGCAAATCTGTTTTTGCTGTGCTTGTTCCAGTAACTTCTTGACCCGATGAATCGACAAATATTTTCCCCTCGTCTACATCTCCTGCGGTAGCCGTTACTCCCGAAACATCAGCACCGCCACTGCCACCTAGCTTTTTTGCAAATAGCATATCGTAAATATCCAAATTAACCGCCCACCTTTGCCCACGTTTCGCCTGTGAAATAATAAAAATCCCCTGTATCTAATTCTAAAAACAAAGAATTAACCGCTATATTTTCAGTTGGTTTAGTGTCCGTGGATAGCCCTTTAAAGTCATAGTCCGCTTTGTTTTCGCTGTCTGCTGTGTGCCTTTTCATGTTTGAAATCGTTATCATTGTAAATCCTCCTAAATTATTTGTATTGTAAAATCTGCTTGATTTAATAACACGTCTTGCTCTAATAGATATATTGCGTTAATCATTGATACGACCATATCTATTTTGCCCCGTGATTTTTTCTTGTTTACATAGAGATTTTTATTTGTATCGTATACACATTTAGCGTTTTGAAAATTAATCTCTAGTAACTTGTTTTCCTGGTACTGAAATTCTTTGTTTAGAATTTTTTCTTTTAATAGCTTTGTTGGTGGGTGTAATACGCTTGAATGCTGCCTAATTTCCACCATGTTATAGCCTTCTTTATCTAGCTTTTGGACGGTACTTAATGCGTTGTATCTGTCATATCCTATGGCTTGTATTTGTACGCCGTATTTGTCCTCTAGGCTTAAAATAAAATCCTCTACAACCGCATAATTAATAACCTTATCGCCGCACGCTATAACTTTAGGTGTTCGGGATAGCTCCAGGTAATCTACTTTTTCGCTTACTGTTTTTTCGCTTATTCTGCCCTCTGGAATAAAGGCGAACGACTCGGCTAAAATGTTGTTATTATCATCAACTGTAACCATTGATACGCTTGTATTATCGTTTGTCTCTGATAAATCTAAACCTACATAGACAACTCGACCGCTCCAATCAATATTAGCGACTTTACATTCTCTAACGTCTTTAACGTCAATGTATGTTTCAGTTCCTACGCCTTGATAGATAATGTTACAGTGTTTAGTAACAAAATTTTCTCTTGCGCTTTCTACGGCTATTGCATACGCTCGCTTTTTAAGGAGATCCTCCCATATTTCGGGTATTTCTAAAGCTACTGGGTTAGCTTGCTGCAAAATTAATTCGTTAGTTTCCCAATTTTTCGTTTTGTCTGGCTCGTAAAGTAGCGCAAATCTTGTTTCGTCTTTTTCTAATCCCTCTAACACCTTTTTGGAGTAACTAATTTCATCTTCAAAAGGGTTGTCGATTGTCGGGTACTTTGTAGAGACTATAAACCCTAATTTATTCAATATATTGAGCTGACCGCTTCGCATTGCTTGTATAGGGTAGCTGTTAGGTAGCGCCCCCGTTTCATCACATATAAACGCATTTGGTAATCTACCGTCCATTCTGCTTGTGCTATATGATAACGGTATGTATTGTATTTGCGTTGGCTTAAACAAAATATAGTCTCTTAGGATCTTAAACCGTTTATTAGCTTTATACTCGTATATTAACGGGCTTGATCTGATTGTTTCGCTCATCGCTTCCCTTATTTCTCGGCTTAGCGCTCCGTCTGGTGCGACGCTATAAAACTTGGAAAACTGCGGCTCTGTAAGAAATAGCAAAATAAAAATAGTTGCTATGGTGTACGTTTTAAAATTCTTTCTGCATATCTCTAAAACACCTGTTTCGTATCGTCTTTTTTCTGGGTTATCTCTGTACACCGTACACAATATAGCTACATAAAAAAGCCACTGGTAACCAGTGGTAGATTCATAAAGGGTTTGTCCTGCTTTTAATCCCTTTGGCATTATTAATATTTTTAATATGTTTTCCAGCTGCTTTACCTTTTTGCTGCTAATAACGTATTTAGGATCTTTACCCTCGCAAATTCGTATAAACTCTTTCATTTGGATTTTTACGTATTTCGGCGTGGTTTTAGCTCTATAATTTGCTTTGCAAAATTCATACGCTTTATTCATCGGTACCAGCGCCATTAATGATTTTCATTAGTGGATCTTCTTCTTCGCTTGTCTCGGCAAAATCAAAACTTTTAATGATTTTCATTAACGTTGATACTGTTTTATTTGCGCTGTCGGTTGTTCGGTTATAGTCCTGTATTGCTGGGTTAGAATAAATGTTTTTTCGCCCTTTTACATATTCCTTAGTAACCTGCATACCTTCTTCTTTCATTGCCTTTTCAAGCTCATTAAGTATATTTAATTGCACTTGATACCGCTTAAAAGTAGTCAAGAAAAAGAAATTAGACTGTACGCCGCTTTCTTCTGCTATTTTCATTATTTCTTTGGCTTGCTGGTTTAATGTCATTTTCGCCATGTTTATTACCTCTTTTTCAAAAATTATTTAATGTTAAACTCTGGGTCATAATAAAATTTATCAAACACTTTTTTATCCCCAGCTTTTTTTCTTCTGTTTAACTCTTTAAATATTTCACGTTGCTTTGATAGCCTCCCTTTATCATACCAAAACACCCTAGACGCTATTACTTCGCCATACCCTTTATTCATATACGCTTTTAGTACTTTCCACGCTTCTGTGTTATAGCTTGTATCGCCCTCGTATAATTGTTTTATTGTTGCTTTTGGGTTATCTTCTGCCATTATTCCTATTTGGTTACTTGTAGCTAATGTAGACCGATAAATAGGTCTTTTTTTATCTGGTGGACTCCACTCAACATCTCCGTTTTTCGGTACTTTTAATTCCCCTGCTGTTTCTCTTTCTTTAAGACCTAAATTATAACCGCTTACTAATTCATATTTAGGGCTTGCATTATTTGCTATAGCTTTTGACGCCCCTCCTATACCACTACTCGCCCCACGTCCTCCCATCTAATCACCTTCTATTTCTGGTTTTTATTAATATACTTTCTAAACTCATCATTTAATTTCTCTGTTTCTTTCTTCTTTTTTTCTGGTTTATTTGGGTAAGGTGATATACTGCCCTCAATTATTACGTATTCTTCTTTTGGTTTATTTGCCGCCATTTCCTA